TCATTGCGAGCACCCCAATACGAGTTGAAAGTTGATGTAGCCCACACCGCTGGTGGTAATCATGTCCGCACCCACGATGTCATTGGCAGTTACGGTCGTGGTCGTGAAGTCAGTAAGCGTCGTGCTTTGAATGACCGTGCCGGTCGAGATCGACACGCCACTGGTCGAGATGGAGTTGGAGCCGAGCGTCGGGATGGACGTACCCGATGCGACCTTGAGCGTCTTGACGGTAGCCGTCCCTGCATCCACTTCAATGTCCCAGCCGGTGATGGCGCAGCCGATAGGAACGGTGAAGTAGCCCAGGACGCCGGTCGAAAGTGCCGAGCCTCCGGGCGTGCCTGCCTGGAAGCTGAGCGCATGGACGGTTGAAATGCAAGTCCCGTCACTCTTCAGCAAGCCAGAACAACTACCGCTCGCCCACAGACCGACGACGTTGGCAGCCGTCATCGCTCCCGGCGTCATGATGTGCCCCGAGTCGGTGTACCACAGAGCGCCGGTGAAGTCCGCGGTCGGGTCAACCATCCCGAACTTTGTGGGGACGCTCGTTGGCGCATAGTGGACGACCGAGTGGGTGAAGCTCGATAGCGTTGGGGCAGTACCTTGCGCCGGCGCCCAGTAGCCCGCAACGCCGGAGCCCAGCCCGGTTTGTACCCCGGAGCCGAAGTAGCCAGTCCCGAACGGAATCGAGCTGCTTCCCAGGTTGCAGCTACCGGCGCTGGCGCAAAGCAGGTTGGTATTGATGGCAACACTGGAGAGATTCGAGAGCGCAGTGTTCGCCCCACTGCTGGCGCCATTGCCGATAAAGAACATGGTGCGATCGTCCGTGATTCCGGTAATCGCCGAGCCCGAGGTCACGACTGTCGCGATAAAGATTGCGTTGGTCGACGGGTACCCGGTCGTGTTCTGCGCCAGCACGCAGCTCGAGGTGCCGTCGAGGTAGACATAGTTGGTCGCGCTCGCCGTCATGGTCAGCGTCCCGCCGGCGTAGGCTACACGCGTCCCGGCACAGTTGGCGGTGCCAGCAGCCACGTTCAGCGTCAAGCCACTGCCAGGCGTTGGCCAGTAACCGATGCCGATGCCCTGCACCCACTGCGCGTTGGTGGCGAATATCGGCGCGTTCTGCGTCGCCGGCTGCTGAGCCGCGGCTGCGATCGCCACAGTCAGACTGAAAATCACGGCAAGCACCTGCTTCATTTCCACACCTCCACAAATCCTTCGAGTCCTGCGGCACTGCCCTGCAGATAGAAATTCGTTCCATCCCAACGCAACGGCCGCTGGAATACCACGGCGCCAAGATCGGCCATGGACACCACCGCGGCCCGTGGCGTGAACCCCAGACCGTGCGCGATGGTGAAGTCACCGGCGGAAGAAGTGAACGGCACCTCGATCGGCGCCGAGGATCCGCCGGCCGTCACCCAAGCCTGGGCTGCGCCGGAAAGTCCACCCGCCGAGGCGACCAGGTAGATATAAGTCCCGTCGGCATAGACCGGCGACTGCAACCAGATCCCCCCCCCTGACTGCATCTGCAGCAATATGAGCGAGGGCACTCCCGGCAACCCATGGGCGACCTTGAACGGCCCCGGCGCGGAAGGCGCGAGCGCCAGCGTCGCCGACGCCAGCGAGCTGACCAGGATGGGACTGGGCAGCAGAGCGAAAACGACGGCGTAGCCGGTAATTCCCGGCGCCGAAGCGACCAGATAGAGATTGGTTCCGTCGGCCGGGGGAGACTGAAACCAGATCTCGCCGCCCGACGTCATCTGAATTTCGGCCAGCGCCGGCGTAGCGCCCAAGCCATGAGGGACGGTGAAGTCGCCGGCTGAAGCCGGCGCCAGCGGAATGGAGACGACATCGGCAACCGCCCAGATCGAGGCAACGCACTGGACTCCAGGCGCAGAGGCCACCAGGTAGATGTAGGTCGCGTCGTACAAGACGGCCGCCTGAAACCAGATTTCACCGCCCGACGTCATGGTCAACAGCACCAGCGCCGGCGTCGCTCCCAGGCCGTGGGCAACCTGGAAAGCGCCCGCCGTGGACGCCGTGATCGCCAGCTCAAAAACGGGGCTGCTGCCGCCGCCGGTAGCTCGGGGGACGTAGGCGGAAAACTTCTGCGGGGTGATCTCCGGATAGGCGGGCACCGGCGTCTCCTGCCAGGTCACGTTATCGGTGCCTGGTGGCGCCGGCGGGGTCACGCTGCTGAATTGCTTTTGCGCCATCGCTGCTTCAGCCTTCCGGATCCAGCGTTACCACGTCGCCCCCCGAATCGAAGACATACTGCGGCCCGGTCACCACCGGCTGCTGCTGCGAAACCACGGGCAGGGCATCGTAGGCAGCCCAAACGTCCTCGTCGGTCTCGTGCAGGTTGAGCACCGCGGTCAGCACCGGCGCCGCGGCATCGGCTCCGCCGCTGTCCGAGATATCCAGCTTGACCGAGGTGACCTCGAAGGGTTTCGCCGTCCAGCCAAACGTCGCGCGCGTCACCTCGATCACGTCGGAAGGGATCGACTGATAGCCGGTGAGCTTCAGCGGCCAGGAGGCGGTGATCTGCCGCTGCCCCCACTGCAGGTCATAGCTGGCCAGCTGCTGCGCGGTGGTGCCGGAGGTGGTGAAGGGATACTGCACGTCCTTCCAGATGATTTCGCCGGCGAAGATCCAGTCCTCTTCCCAGTCGGCGCCCAATCCCGGCTGGGTCTCGGGGCTGGAGAGGTTGGCCACCGTGCAGACGTATGCATAGCCGAACGACATCACCGTATCGTTGGGGCTGTACTCGACGCCCGTCGCCCAGTTGCCCCGGTCGTTGGGAGTCTGGCAGGTGCCGTTCTGCAGCGCCACATAGCTGGACTGCACCAGCGGGGGAAAGTCGGTCGGCTGCCAGTTGTTGTTGGGCTCGACGTACTGCCCTTTGACCCCGGTGTAGACGTCGCGCCGGCCGAGTTTGGCCTGCATCTGCACCGCGCCGGCCAGATCATCGTCGGTGAAGGGTGGCAGCGCCGGCGGCCGCCAGGCGCCGGGAAAGAGGTTCCACTGGCCGGAGATCCAGGAGACCTTGCCGGCGCAGGACGACAGCAGGTTCTGCAGCACGTCGCCCAACGCCTTGGACGTATCGAACCAGCCGTTCAGGCCGTACTGCGCTTCACTGCCCGACCCGACCGCGGTACCGTAGACCGGCGGATAGGGGCCCACCACGTCGACCTGCAGCCAAAGTGTCGGACCGAGCGGGTCGTACCAATGCTTGAAAGCGATAGCCGACAGCCACGACGGGAGCCCAGTGGCGCTGGCCACGATCGAGCTCTGCACCAAAGTTACCGGATCGTAGAAATTCAGGCCGTTGGGCAACAGGCCGCCGGCGATGGGACCACTGATCTCATAGGTAACCGCGGCGGAATTGACCAGAGCCGTGGTGGCGATGTCCCACTTGAACAGCGTGTCGCCGATCCAGTAGAGCAAGGTGTTATCGCCGGCGTTGTACTCAATGTCGTTCACCGAATCGGTGTCGGCGCCAAGGGTGTAATTGGTAATCGTGATCGACTCGCCGGAGGCCGCGATCTTGCTCAGCACCGGGCCGAAATCACCATTCGACAGCACCCACACGTTGCCGCTGGCATCGACGCACGCGGCCGCGGTCACGCCGCCGGTGGTGTTCGGCAGCGTGCCCGTCCCGAGGTTCGGACCGAGGACGCAAAACACCGCCCCGCCGGCACTGATGTGCACGATGCCTAATTCCGGCGTCCACACCGCCGCGAGCAGCTGGCCCAGCCAGGTCGAACCACCGCAAGTGTCGTCGTCGCCGAAGTCCAGTGCGCCGACGGCCTTGATGTAGCCGCCAGAGAGACTGAGCATGACCCAGCGAAAGCCGCCGTATCCCGAGGCCACGCCAACGAAGATGTTGTCGGGAGTAAAGAAAAACTGGCCACTGGGACTGGCGTCATAGCCGCCGGGGAAGAAGTCGGTGGTGAGCTGCTGCAGCGGCAGGTTGGGAGCCAGGACATTGAAGGTTACTTGGAACCACGTGTAAAGTCCCGGCGGCCCTCCTCCGGTTTGACAGCCGACGCCACCCTGCTGCTGGATGCTGTTGATCCAATACAACGTCCGCGTGGTGGGATTGAAATACCCCCAGGCGGTGTACGAGTTCAGGGCGCTATACGGGCCGAAGAGACCCGACGGCCCAGCGCTCGAAACTGACTCGTCGCAGAGATTCGCCGCCGCAATAAAGCTGGCATCGTTGATCTCCGGCGAGGTCACGCCCTCGTCGTTAGTGAAGCAGCGATAACCAAACTTGGGATCGAGCAGGAAGTCGCGAATGCACACCGCGGGGTTCTGCGTCCAGGCCTTGATGCCGGTGCGCGGGTCGACGCACAGCTTGCCGGAAACCAGGGCGCGAATGTTGGGCACGCCGTTGGAGAACAGATACTGCTTGTAGACCATCATGACGTGGATGGAGCAGCACCCGTCCTGACGGTGTGCCGGCGTCCACGCGCTGGCCCCCAAGCCTCCGGTCTGCGGGCCCAGACAGATCCAGGAGACGGTCGATGGCGGCAGCTCGTAGGTGTACTCGTCAAGATTGTTGTCCCAGGTCGGCGGCGACGAGTAGGACGTGCCCGCGGTAACGCAGGCCTGGATGATGCCAGCTTCCACGATCAGGTCGCCGACCGAGTAGCTATGGTCCGCCTGCCAGCCGATCGCGCCGGTTCCCAGACCAGCAGTCTCTGCGATCAGCGCGGGAAACGCGGGCTCGCCAGGCGCGCCCAGCTTCTCCTCGACATAGACATGGTTGGCATATTGCCCGACCTCGAGCAGGACCTCCTGGCCGCTGTTGAGATCGAGGCCCCGCTGGAGCTGCAGCGTGTAATTGTCGAACAGGATGGCGTCGATCGACTGGCACTGATGCGCCGCCAGCGTAATAACCAGATGCAAACGGTTGCCGCCGTCGCCGGTGGCGGCGATGTAGGTGATGGTGCCACCCACCATCGCCTGGCCGTAGATGATGACGCGGGGCGCGTCGGGAGACTGCGAAGCGACGCGCGGGCCGTCGACGTTGAGCGAAGGCCGCGTAAAGGCGGAGACCACGAACAGCGCACCCGAGGCCATGATGCTGATCGCGGTGCTCCAGGCGATAACCCCGACCTCGGGAAGAATTATCCCAACGGCGATCAGTGCGGCTCCGAGGACTACATCTACGACCTTGGACATGTCGTCACACCCTCCACGCCCGCCGGCAGCAGCCGAGAATCGGAATCCGCACCGCGCCCTTGGGTCCCGTCGAGTGCGCATGGATCCCGTCCATGCCAACAATTCCCAGCGTCGCGCCATCCTGACTGTCGAACAGGACCAGATCGCCGCGGCCGGCGAACTTGATCGGGATCTCCGACCAGCCCTGCTGGGCAGCGATCTTTTCCGCCGCCGCTTCAATGCCGCCGCCGGCAAAGGCGAGCAGCGCCTCGGTCGCCCCGTCCGCCGTTGAGTACCGGCCGCGCAGCTCGGCCGCGGGATCTTTTCCCGTCATAGCCTGGATAGCGTCGGCCGCGGCCAGACCGCAGTCCACGGCACCCCACGCAAACGGGCGGCCGGCGCTCGCCTTCAGGTGCGCAGCCAACAGCTTCGGCCAATTCCGCAGACGTTTAGTCCTCATGGAGCCACCCCACGCCAACCGGAATCAGCCGGCACCGGCGCCGCGGCGACCGGGCCGGCAGCAACGCCCTGGCCCCAGGTGATGTTGGCGGTCTGCAGCGACCCGACGAAGATAAAGCCCAAGTCGCCGGCGGAGAACAGCTGCTGGTCCTGGTGGGTATAGCGCCACTGCGTCGAACGCTGTAGGTCGACCAGGCGCGATTCCACCGTGATCGAGACCGTCGCCGTGCGCCCGTCGTCGGTGATCGCCGGGATGTCGGTAAAGCCGCCCCAGGCGCAGAAGGGGTCAGGCAAGATCGTCCCGCTCGAGGGATCGAAGGCGCCGAGAAAGATCTTGGCACCCAGGCCGACCTGGCAGTCCGCGATCGCGTCCTGGATGACGTCCGGGGGCACGCCGGAGAGCGACAAAGAAACCGATTGCGCCTCCAGATCCGTGGTCTCAGCCAGCGCCGAGATTTTGCCCAGCACGGTACCGCCGGGAAGGATCACGCCATAGTAGGTGTTGCCGTTCCAGACGACGGTGCCAATGCCGGTCCAGAGGTAGACCCAGCCGCTGTTGAATTCCAGATTGACCAGAATGACGGGCTCAACCCGCACCGCCAAGAAGGCTGCCGCCAGCTCCGAGGTGAGATCGCGCGACATGGCTAGATGTTCTCCACGCAGTCAAAGCTGACAGCGTAGGTGAGATCGCTCCCGACCGTCCAGAACGGTGAATCGGTCTGGTAGTTGGCGTCGTCCTTACCGGCGAAGGAGAATTCACCGCAGGCGCTGTGGAGGACGGGAATCGCGCCGTCGGCCGGCGACTCGCGCAGCCGGGGATAGATGTTGATGGTGGCATGGCCTTCGTCGTCGGCGTTGACGTCGGTCTGGTTCATGTACAGACGAGTGCGGGTATTGCCGGCGCCATCGAGCGCCTGGATCTGCAGCCAGTCGCCGGAGCGCAGTACCAGCGGAGCGTTGGCCGTGAAGCCACGCAGCGCCAGCTGCGTGCCGGTCTGACTGGCGCCATTGACCACCGGAGCGCCAGCAACCGAGCCGCGCGGGTTAGCGCCGCTGGTGTCGGTCAGAAGAAACGAGCCGGCCGAGCCGCCGACCACCGTGAGCCACGCTGCCCAGGCGCGGCCGAGTTCGCCAGGCATGGGCGGCAGCTTCACCGTCGCCTCCCAGTACTCGCCGGGCCAGCGAAAGGTCTGACGCGTGCCGGTGAAAGGCGAGCGCGAGCTCGAGTCGGAGGGATGGGGAATGATCTTGATCTCCGCAAAGCCGATCACCATCGGCGGCAGCGGAACCGGATACGTCACCGAGCTGAGACCAATCCCCCCCATTTAGCGCCGGTTCCTCCTGAGTCCGTTCTCTCGAATCTGCACTCGCGTGATCGCGCTCCATCGGTCCATCGCCTGGTCGACATACCTGCGCAGGTGCATCTCCGTCTCCGCGTTGGCGCCGCGCGCGTCAATGTTCATGTGGTTGTGCACGTCGCCGCCGCCGCCCGACAGCGCATCGCCAACCAGGTTGTTGGGGATCACGCGACCGGGCGTATCGGGGACAAACAGCTCCGGGCCGGCATCGCCGACCAGGCCGACGTCGCCGGGATCCATGTCCCCTCCCAGGGCATGGGGAATGGCGTGCACGCCGAACAGCCCGGAGGGGTCCAGCCGCGAAACCACGCCTGGTGCAGACGTCTGCAGATGCGCCACCAGCGCATCCGCGCTGTGGTCCAGGCTACTCGACATGTGCGCCATGCGCTCCATGAAGTCGCCCATGAATTCGGGGCTGGCCTCGGGCAGCGGCGCCGCGGCCGAAGCCGTCAGCCGCCGCATGGTTTCCTCGTGGGGAACGATGGTGCCGGCGACGTGGGGAACGAACAGCTCCATGCCTTCTTCGCCGACGACCGAAGGCTCGCCCACCGGCGGCTCACCGCCTTCGGCAAAGCCGGGCACCGTGCCCAGCACGCCAGCCGAATTCGTAGGAGCCGGGTTGATGTCACTGCCGATCGAGGTCGCACCGCCGCCGCCGCCGGCAGCCCCACCGATCCCGCCGGCGATGCCGATCGCCTTCTCGATGATCCAGGTGGCGATCATCTGATTGATGATCTTGGCTAGCATCTCCAGGATCGACATGCCGAACTGCTCGAAGGCCTTGGCGGCATTGGGAGCCTTTTCGATGGCGCCCAGAAAATTCTCAATGTTCTGCGTGCCTTCCTGCGCCAGGGTCTGCGCCAGGGTGTGCACCTTCAGGTTCATCTGGTCAAGCTGGGTCTCGAACTTCTGCCCTTCGGTGACCAGCCGGGGATCGCCGGCGGCCGCGGCCAGCTTCTGGTAGTCCGCGATCATGGTCTGCAACTGCTGCGAGCCCTGCTTCAGAACGGCATTGAGTTCCTTCTGGCCCTCAATACCACCGATGGCGAAGGTCTCCATCTTCTGCTTGACCAGGTCCGTCTGGTCCTTGATCTTGTCGAAGGTAGCCTGGATCGCGTCCCCGAGCAGCTTGGCTTTCGCGGCGGCGATGTCCTCAGAGTCGGCGAGTCGCGCCAGGGAATCCACTTGACCGCTGGGCGTCAGGTCCTGCGCCGCGTTCAGCTTCTTCTGCAGGGTGTCCAGCTGCGTCGCCACCTGCATCTGCTTGGTCATCACTTCGACGATCTCGGAGAGACTTGCCTTGATCTTCGGCATGCGAGCAAGAGCCGCATCGTCGAGCTTTCCCTGCTGGAGCAGCGCCTGCACGCGGGCCACCTCAGCCGGATGGAGACCGGTCAGCGCACCGAGCGCTTGATCGTATAGCCTGCCTTCCTGCTCGAGCGCGTACATCTCGATCTGGATTTCGTCGACGGCGAGCTGCTTCTTTGCCTTGTAATAGTCATCGACCGACTTTAAGTTGTGTTTGTAGAGGTTCTCGTTCTCCTGCTCTTCGCGCTCGTTTGCGGCCTTCAGCGCAGTCTCGCCGGCCTTGATGGCGGCGAGCTGATATTCGAGAAGTTCCTTAGTGATCTCCTTGCTCTTATCCGCCGCCTCGACGACGAGATCAGTAAGATCGTTTGATCCCTTTACCTGAGCCGTAGCGCCCGACCACATAGTCTCGAAGAATTTGCGGAAGCTGTCGTTAATCGCCTGCGCTTGCGGGTCGTTCTCAATTCCAGTGAATTGCAGCGCATCATGAAAAGCCTTACCGAAATGCAGCGCGGCGGCATCGCCCATGATTTCCCACTGCTTCGCGACCTTTTCCCCGGCCCATTCCACGTCGATCGCGAACGCGTCGACCAGGGTAATCGCGGCCTTCAACATGTTTACCAGGCCCATGCCGGCCTGCGTCGCGACCCCCATCTGGGCGGCGAACTGCTCGCTCAGCGCGTTGGCCGTGCTCTCGAGGGCAGGCGCCAGTCCAGCGACCAGATGTTCCATTAGCGCGACAGAGGTCGCCTTAGTCTCGGCAAAGGCATGGCTGACATCTTTCAGCGCCTCAAGGTCCTCGCCGCTGAGCACCAACCCGAGATCCTTTGCGCGCTTCTCGAGCGCCTCAAGGCCATCGGAGCCCTGATTCAGCATCGGAATCATGGAGGTGCCCGACCGCCCGAAAATCTGGATGGCGAGCCCGGCCTTAGCCGTGCCGTCCGCCGTGCTCTTGAACTTCTGAGCGATCTTGTCAAGAGCCTGGCCGGCGGTGGTCAGGCCGCCAGACGAGTTGCGCGCGCTGACTCCGACAGCCGCGAGAGCCGCGGCAGCCTTCGCGTTCCCCTCCGCTGCCTGGGTGAGCGTCGCCTGCAGCTTGCGCACGCCCCTCTCAAAGGTGTCCGTGGAAACCCCGGACTGCTGAGCAGCAAAGGCGAGGGCCTGCAACTCCTCGGCGTTGATGCCGGTGCGCTCAGCCATTTCGGCCATATTCGCGCCGGTCTCAATGGCCGACGCGCCGAGCTCGGCGAGGCGCGAGATGATCTCCGTGCCGATGTAAGCCTCAAAAACCGACTTCAGGCGCTCACCGACGGCAGCAAGATTTTCGAGCTGCTCAGAGGCCTCATGGATGGCAGGAGAGGCGTCATTCTGCCCTGTAATAACTACCTTTACCTCGTTGTCAGGCACAGGGCACCTCCGCCGCAACAAAACTTTACTGAAGGGGTTTCAAAAAACGGGGTTATACTTATGCCGAAAAGGAGGGCCGACGAATGAAAGCCGCCGTGTGGGCCATTGCACTCCTCGCAATCGTTGCGGTATTTGCCGCGATTCCCGATCAGCAGACGAAGCCAGCAGTCCAGAAAACAGCAACCGAGGAACAGCACGATCAGAACGCCAGCACCGCACGCTACCACTGCGCCGAGTGGACCAACCGGCACAGCCCGCTCAAAGCCAACGTGAGCCAGTTCGACACATATCTCATCGACGCTAAAGCACCGCGGATAAAGGTAGGCATCGACTATCGCGCCGGGGCAGACGGGCTGCTCATGGGATCTCGCTGCGACTATGTCGAGGTGGGCGATCATGTGTCCTTCGTCTCTGCAAAACTAGGCCGAGCGCACTAGACCGTCGTTCTTATCACTTGCGACGGACTCCAGCCACGCGCTGCGTTTTCCCTCATGACCTCTGCCGCCGTCCGCCATTTCCGCTTCGTCGGCTTCTTCGCGATTCCCAGGATGTCGTCCGCGGTGACAGTCCGCTTCAGAGATTTCCCTGCGTAGTTGACGACATCGGCCGCGAGCACCGCTTGCCAGCGCCACTCTCGCTCATTCCTCGCGATCGCAGCCTCGAGCATCACCTCGAATTCATAAGGCTCAAGCTGCCAAAACTCTCTCGGCGTCAGGCCGCAATGGTCAGCCGCCTGCACCATCGCTAGGTGCCAGTCCCACTTGACTCGCTTTGATCGCTTTCCCCTGACCCTTGTTCCTCGTTTTTTTTTCGCGGGACGGGGCCAAGGCGACCGATACCTACCGCCTCAGTAGCCGTGCGACACAGCAGCATGAGCTCGTCCTTGGGAACCTGCCGCAAATCCTCAAGGGTCGGAGGCCACGACTTCGGCCAGCCATCCGGCTTGTCAGCGGGTTCGAACGACTGCATGATGCAATACGCAAAAGCCAGGCCAAGCTCGGTAGCTCCGTGCTTCAGGGTGTACGCGCCGACAGCCCTTGCCCAGTCCTTTATGTCCGGATGAAAACCGAATACCGTCTCAGAGGCGAGCTGGGACCAGAGTGTCCACCGAAGCGGGAGTTGGAAGCCATACACGCTGACCGCTTTTGGCGGCATTTTTCTATCTCCTTTTGAAATAGCGCCTCCGGCGAAGCCACGGAAAGGGGGAGAACCGTGCCTCGCCGAAGACGCATTGGGCCCAACCTCTTACCTCAACCGCCTACTGCGTCGTGTATGCCAGCGGACCCTGACCCTGGATGCTGCAGGTATGCTCGACCAGGTCCTCGTTGGGCAGCTTATTTTCCAGGTCCATCAGATAACCTTCGCCCTGGAAGCGCGGCAGCCCGCTGCCCTCGCCGGCCGGATCGAAGCGGAAAACCAGCCCCTGCTTCGCAGCGTAGGCGGCTTCGACGTCCGCGTAGCTGGCATCGGCAAAAACGGTGAGCGCACCGACCGTGGCAGTCCAGTCATCGACGCCGGGCACAACCTGCTTGTGGCCGCCGGTCGAGTGCGAGGTGGCATCGAGCATCTTGGTCGTGCGCTTGAGCGTCACGTCCTTCATCTCGATAAACGGCACCCAGGTCGTGCCGCCGTCAGGAGAGATGTACCCGACACCTTCATAGCCGGGTATGGCTTGCGTTTGATAACCGCTCATGGCAAAACCTCCGATGCCGGCCATAGCCGGGAAAGATCAGCGGCCCTGCGGCCGGCTGTTGAAACCCTTTAGTCGGGACGGCTCGCGCTGCCGTCCCTCTCCCGTCTTTGGGGCATGTACCTTGCGCGATTTCGCAACCTCCCGAAGGAATGTCGCTGCTCGCGCCGGTCAAGCATTACGCTCCTACCACTGGCCTTCCGGCTGGTCGAGCTTCCCCGCCGACAGAACCTACCCGCGGCGAATGGCTGCCACTTCCACGCTGGAGCCTTCGCTGAAATCGACAAAGACGTTGTTGACCTCGCCGGCGCCCTGCTGGTTCCAGATCAGCGGATCCAGAACGGGCGCCGTCTGGTCCGTGTCCGCCGCTACCGTAAGCACCAGATCGCCGATGCGGCCGTACGGGTCGGAGACACTGTGCACGGTCACCGTGCACGGCCCGGACCCGCCGTTCTTGACCAGCAGCTGGGTGTTTCCGTCGTTGAGAAACTGCATGTTATTAACAGCGTCCGCAGCCGCGTAGGTGATGGCGGCGGCGGTGTTCTTGACAATGGTCTGCACGGTTAAAACGGTACGCGCCATAATTCGTCTCCTCGAAACAGGGGTCGTGCAGACGCCTGCACGCCGAAATCAAAAACCTCTAGCCCGGTATCAGCAGCGTCGGGTCCAGCCGGGTGGTGTAGTAATCGAACGTGAACACCACCAGCGCTACGGCAAGATCCGACGCACCGGCCTGCGTGTCCCACTGGATCCGCGCATCGTGCAGCGATCGCCAGCGCAACAGCGTGGGCAGCGTGGAATCGGCCAGCAAGGTCTGCACCGCCCAGACGTACAGCGGATCGAGCTGGGCGTCAGCCGGCGCCGGACCTTTGGTCTGGATCTCCAGGCAGACCTTCCGGGTACGCTCGACGGTCCCGCCGCTCTGCGCCGTGCCGCCGCTGCGAATCTTGCTTTCCTCTTCCATGGCGTACAGCACGAAGGCGGAGAGCTCTTCCTCATTGAGAGCGTCCGGGCGGCTGCGGTAGGTGGTCGCCGGCTTGTCTGACGGCGCGTTCAACGTCGCCACCATCTGCACCATGATTGCCTCGCCCGCCGACGTTCCTGCCATCGCTAAATCCCCTTAGTTGGCCGCCTCAATCCATATCTGCGCCTGCGCCGTAGGCTGCGTCGTACAGTTGCCGTTGGCATAGGTAGCGCTATATGCGATGGCGGTGCCGCTCGCCGTTACGATTTCAAAGGCATCCGTCTGGTAGGCCCCGGCCGCCAAGGTTGGCGGCAGCGCAAGCGCGGTCTCGGTGCGGGTCTGCGCGGTGCCGGAAGGGTCCTTCCAGGTGAACGCAAGGGTCACAGTCGCACTGGTGGCACATGTGCCGCCCGTGCCGCTGGCCGCCTGCCAGAGGTAATAACCTGCGCGATAGGCCTTGTTGGCGGTCGGCGTCGCAACCAGGTTGCCGCTCTGCGTAGTGGAAAACGGGGTTAGGGTTGCATGCCCGGCGGCGGAAACCTGGCCGCTAGCGTTCATGCCGGAAAATGGTGTGCGAATGTCCTGGATCGACGTGATCGCACTGGCCGAAGTGGTAACGATGGCCAGCGGAATGTCGCTTGTGGTGAATGCAGTGGTTTTCGTTGCCGGCGCGCACGACGCCGCAGTATTCAGGTAAACATAGTTGGTCGCCGAAGCAGCCATGCCCAGCGTGCCGCCGCCGTAGCTGACCAGCGATCCGCCGCAAAAGACGCTACTCGGCCCGAGCGCCAGAGTGAGACCAATTCTGCCCTTCGTGTCCAGGGCGGCAGAGGGCGCATAGCCGGAAGCCGCCTGCGGCTGCTGGCCGACCGCAGCGACCGAGAGCGCCAACGCCGCGACCAGCAACACGATGCTAAATTTCGTCTTCATAAGCTCCCCCGTCGATTCCTCGCCCGCCCGGTGAGATCAGCGGGACGCGGCTTGAGCCGCATCCCGCGAAAACAACGTTTTCAGGCCTTGGCCGGAGCCGCCGGCTGCGTCTTGAACAGCGACGCGAACGAAAGAAGCAGCGGCGCGAGATTGACAGCCAAGGTTGTGGCAGCCGTCGCCTCGGCCTGCTTTGTTGGATCATTGGTTACGCTGGCCGCGATCGCGCCCGCGGTTTGCAGGATCGACTGGACAGCGCCAATGTGGTCACCGCCGCCCCACTGCGCGGAGACCTGGCCGGCTTCGGTGATCGCACCTTGCGCGAGCGCCAGTACTTTCTGGAAAGTTTGCAGGTTCAACATGACTTGTTCTCCTCCTTCGAAAACTAAAACGATTTTTTCGAGCGCCTTCATGGCCGCTTGAGCCTGGCCAGGCTCACCTTGCCGTCCTGTTGCAGCTCAACGTTGCGGACCTCCCAGCTTCCCTCGCACTCGATCTCCAGCAACGTGCCTCGACCGATACGCGGCGCCAGCTCCGTGGCATACTGCAACGTCGGTTTGCCCGCCACATCTCCGGCCATCGCATTCAGCGGCGGGAACTCGGTGATGACTTCGGGGTACAGGAAGAAGCCGTCAAACGTCAGACCGCTCTCGACAACCTTCACCCGGCTGCAGTCGCGGAAAAACGTGTTGGCCGCTACGTCCTGATCCCCAACCGGCATTTACTTCCCCGTCTCGCCAGTGGCACCGGCGACCTTCTGCTCGGCGGCGACGGCATCCAGATCGACAGCACTCGGCAGCGGTGCCGACTTGCTGGAAGCAGCCCTGGCCGGTGGCGCAGGCGCTTTCCTCGCAGGCGGTTGGACAAGGGCAACCGCGCCGCTTGCCAGCAGTTGCTCCAGCTCCTCGCCCGCGAAGCCGGCGATCTCGCCCTGGTTGTAGCCGGCGAATCGCTTCATAATGCGAACATTCGTCAGCTTGGTTTGCAGTTTGGTTTGCGCCATGACCTCTCCTCGTCACACCGCCGGCGGCGGCTACCGCATTGGCAATCGCCGCCGGCACTCGTTGTAGGAACTCCAGCCCGTCACCAGCTGCTTACGACGGGTTCTCCTGCGGGATCTCCGACTGGCCGCCGAAGACGATCGTGACGTCAGCTTGCCCGGTATCAGTCCCGCTCGCGCTGAGGTCGGGGGTGAACAGCACGCGGATGAACTCCTCCGCGCCGCCCAAGTTGATCGGGATTTGGAGGACGCCCTCCAGCGTGCCGCCGCCGCTGGGTCCGGTGGCGACAACCGTGGGGCCACCAGATGCGAAGGTCGACGCGTCGCCCAGGTTCGACTCGGTACCGTGCTGTACGACCCAGCTGAGCGAGAGCGTCTGCATCGCCTGCAGGGTAGCTTTCCACCGAATGCAGACAGCCGCGGACAGAGGCATATCAAAAGCCGAGCGATCGACAATGAGCCCAGTGACCTGGCTGTTATTGCCGCTGCCGCCGGCGGTGAAGGCAGCGTTATCCGAGCCGTAAGCCGCCTGGATGAACGCCGCGATGTCGTGAAACATTGCAAATCCGCCCATGGGAGTAACTCCTCTCGTCGCAAAATTTGGTATTACAAGGGCACGACTAAAGCCGTGCCCCGTCCATCGCCGGCTGCTTATTCGCTGCCGGTTCCGGTGCCGTACTCGACGCCGGTGAGAACCAAGGTGGTTTCGTCGTGGCGAACGATCAAGTCGTGCTCCACGATCATGCGGATCAGCGTCTGGTCCTGCTGGAACGCCGATTGCCAGGTTGCGCTGGCATCCAGGTACGCAGCCTCGTTGGAGACCTCGACCGCGATGGTCGGAGCTTCGCAGATGACCACGTCGGCCATCTCGGCGAAGTAGATCTCCGAATCGATGCCACTGCCGACCACCGACAGGTTCTCCGGAATCTGCGTGGTGACCGCGTACGGCCGGCCATTGAACTTGCCCTGCTGCATCTCCTCGCGGAACGGGTTGTTGCCGTAGCCGTCGCGGACCTGCCACATGAGGAAGTACTCCGAGCGGGGCGACATGATGAAGGCCTGGCGCTCAGGCGGCCGGTTGGTGCGCCGCATGACCAGGTTCAGGTTGGCGATATCCTGCTGCACGTACTTCAGGATTTGCAGGTCGGTGTCGCTGTTGATCTCCGCCTGGGTGAGCACGGAGTTGAAGACGCCGTTGGGGTTCGCCCAGTAGCGCAGGCCCTTGGGCGAGTACTGCGAGCCCAGGGAGCGAATGAAGGCGATGTCCTCGGCCTGCGCCAGGGCGCGCACCATGTCGTCGCGGACCATAGAGTCGGCCGCAATGGACGCGAAGCGCAGCAGGTCGTTGGAGAGCGGCACCAGCCCGGCCAACTTCTTCGCCGAGGCCTTCACGTTGCCGCCGGCGACCTTGCTGGTGGGGACCTGTTGCGCCTCACCGATGTAGTTGAAGACCGTGCCCCCGGTCAGCTTGGGCAACGCCAGGGTGCCGTTGATGAGCGGCGCCGAGGCCGGATTCAGCGAGCGCACGACCGCCATCGGACGCAGCAGCTCGATGACTTCCGGCATCAGGTTGGGCGGGATGATGAAGCCGCCCTCGCTGAAGTTGGAGGCCATCTGCGGATCCGTCGCGGCCGTGAAGCCGCCGGCTCCGTCCGAAGTCATGCGCGCGCCGTTCAGCGACTCGAAGGCCTGCGCCAGCTTGGCATCGCCGAAGACATCGCGGGCGATCTTGGCCGGACTGGCAACCCCGCCGCGCCGCGCTCCCATGGAAGCGATGGCAGCGCAACGGACAGCGCGGCCAAAACGCGCCCCTTTCATCTTCGGATCCTTCTCGATTCGATCGTGCTCGTCGGTGAGCACCTGGATCCCAGGGAATCCGACATCGCGACCGGCCAGGTGCGGCGCGGCAGCGGAGGCGCTTTCGGCCAGGCCATCGAGAATTTCCTTGCGCACGGCGCCCACCGACGTGCCCGCGGAAATCCAGGCGGCCAGCCTGTCCTGCTTCTTGTGAATGGTTGCCAGTTGCGTGATCGCGCTTACGCGATCGCGCTCCTTCGTAGCAGCGGCAGCAGCCGCCGCCGTTTCGGTAGCAGTGGTCGACATTGCGACCTCCTTCTTATCGGCTGTTGCCGGATTCAAACTTCCTGCGAGGATGGCTGCGGCGAGAGCTTTCTTCTTTTTCTCGTCGTCCTCCTCGTCTTCGTCGTCCTCTTCGTCGTCGTCCTCTTCGTCCTCGTCCTCTTCGTCCTCGTCGTTCTCGTCGTCTTTCTGTTTCTTTCCGGCGGCGAGGAGGATCCCGGCGAGCTCGTAGGCAGCGGCCTGACGCTCGGCTTCGCTTGCGGGGTAGGCCAACAGCGCCAGAGCGGACTTTTTCTTCTCGTCCTTCTGGTCGTCGTTGTACTTCCCGATCTTGTACTTCTTGGCGGCCGCATCGACGCGCTCGCGCGCCTTGGCCTTCTCTTCGGCGTCGGGCATGTCGGTCTGGTCGAAGCGCGAGAGCGCGTTGCGAACGTGCGACTTCTCCCACTCAACATCGCCATCGGGCGACTTGATCGGCAACTTCCAATCGTCGTGATCGTCCGTGGGACGATAGGCGAAGCAGTCCTTCGTGCAGTCCTTGCCATCGACGCGCTTGGTTTTCTGCGTCGGGCCTTCCGAGAAAAACTTGCTCATGTCAGCCTCCACGTAAACCGACGCCGAGGCGCCATGCTGCAGCATTCGCGCGACGGTATCGTCGAACGTTCCGATGTGATCTACCATGCCGGCCTGTTTCGCCTGGCGCGCGCCGAACTGACGTCCCTGGCCGAAGCCTTCCATCACCGTGGCCTGTGAGACGCCGCGACCGCGGGCGACAGCGCCGACAAAATCCTGGCCGTGGCTGTCGACTCTTCCCTGCAGGTGCTGCAGGCCTTCCGGCGACAGCGGAGCAAAGGGCGAGCCCTCGGTTTTGTACTTGCCGAAGGCGATCTCGGTGGGCTTGATGCCCTGATCCGCCAGCGCCTTCGACACATCGACATGCATGGCGCGCACGCCGATCGAGCCGACGTCGCCACTGGGCATCATCGCGATCTGATGGGCTTGACTTGCAAGCCAGTACGCGGCCGAAGCGGCTTGAGGATTGACCTGCGCGACGACGGGTTTCTGCGAGCGGGCGGCGTGGATCTCCTGGCCGAGCTCCGAAATGCCACAGACCGAACCTCCGGGAGAATCGAAATCGAGCAGCACCGAGCCGGCATTGGGCTCGGCCATCGCCTTGCGGAAGTCGTCCGTGATCTCGTCCGTGCTGGTGCCGAACCATCCGCCGCGGGGCATGATGACGCCGTGCACGGGCACCACAGCAACGCCTTTGTTCGACTTGCTGGCTACCGCCGCGGCCGCGGCATTATGGCCCACCCGCGCGCCACTCTTCAGGTCGTAGCAGGCGCCGTCGGGCATCACGAGGACCGCCGGCGCAGATTCGGGCTTGAGGATGCCCAGCAGCATGCGACCCTGCTCTTCGCTGACCTCTTCTCCGCTCACAATGCGGGTCACGAGCGCAAAGATGGCCTGATACGCAGGATCCGTGATCGCCCAGGGCTGCGAGAGTGCGGCTTCGATGAAGGCCAGCAGGTTCATTGCGGTAACCTCACGTGGGTAAGTGCGCCACGGCCGTTCGGTTTGCTACCGGGAGCGCGAGGAGCTTGGCCAGGACCTGGAGCAGGCGCGCCCGGAACCGCCTTGGTCGGCTCGGCGCCGCGCTCCGGATCCTCGGCGGGCAGATCGCCTTCGACACCGCCGGCGCCGCTGGTGGTCAGGTCGATGGGCACGCCCTTGGCTTTCGCATACGCGATCTCTTTGGCGCGCTGGTCGATGTTCTTTCTCCAGTCGCGGCCCCTGGCGCCAGCTTCGGCCGCCATGGTGGAGACGCAGGACCGGATGCCGATGATGGACGTCTGCGAATCCTTCAGCGGATCCACCCAATCCCAGCCGCGCAGGCCCCACTGCGCGTTTTCGAGGATGTCGTCGAGAGAGACCGACGCCGGAATCTCCAGCTGCCCGCTGGTAATGGCCATCGGCAGCCACCAGGCGAAGACCGGCTTCACCAGGTGATCGCGTGCAAACGCCTGCAAGGCCTTCCAGCCCTCGCGCTCGTCTAGCACGCCCTGGCGCAGGCTGGAGAAGTTCACATCGCGCAGATCGCCGGAGACGGTGGCATAGCTGGCGTTCAGGCCCATGGAGGCGCCACGCAGCATCGCCCGCATGAATTCGGAATAAGCAGAATTCGGATGCTGCCAGTCCACCGTCATCGGCTGGACGCTTTCGGGCAGCTCCTCCCAGGAACCAGGCTCGACCACGGCCTGCAGCGGCTTCACCTTGCCGTCCGCATCGGGCTCGCGCTTGACACCGGCGCCGGTGTACTCCTCGCCCGTTTTGGAAACGAAGTAGCCCATCTTGCAGGCGGCCAGGCGCGACGCCACCAGCTCAGCCTCTTCGTATTCGCCCAGCATGAACATGCGGGTCATGGCGGTATGCAGCCAGGGAACGCCGCGCGTCTGGGCGACCCGCTTGAACACATAGGCGTGATTCAGTAGCTCGGCGGGAACGCGCACGCGCACCACGCCGGCCACCTCCGAGGGATGGCCGTAATAGGTCCAGTAGGCGACCGGGCGACCCCAGATGTCCTTCTCGACGCCCATGCGGACTTCGTTTTCCTGCGAGGCGTCGACGCCGACGCCGGCCATGCCTGGCCGGCGCAAGCGGTTCCACATCTCGTCGACCTGGTCGGGGTCGAGAAAGTCGACCGCGAAGCGGCACTTGTTGTACGGATAGCCGTCGATGCGGCGCTGGAAGACTTCGCCATCCATCAGCACATTGCTGATGGCCAGCTGGCAGTAATCGGTAAAGGTGAGCTTGCCGTCGGCAGAAACCTTCTCGCCCCAGCGCTGCCATGCCGTCTCGATAGCGCGGTTCAACTGATCAGCGCCGGGGATCTCCTCGTCAAAGGACATCTCCAGCGTGATCCCATTCGCCCCGATGACATTTTCCTTGGCCTTATTGAGGAAGCGAAGCGCGTAGTCATTGTTGTGCGCCAGAACCCGGCAGCGGCCGCGCATGAAGCGCAGCGACAGGCGCGTCTCCTGGTCGGCCGACAGAATGGCAATGGGCCAATCGCGGGTGAGGCGGTCCAGCGACGCGCCGCGGAAGGGCGCCGGTCCGTAGGTGGTCGCCTTGATCGGCCCGTAGCCAAAACGGCGCGCCAACTTATCCAGGAGCTTCATTTGTTCCACACTCCAGGACCGATGGCCCCGCGATCAAAACCAGCGAGAACATGACTTCCGCGGCCGTCATCCTGGCCGCTGTCAATCAGCTCGCGCTTGACCAGATTCTTGAGCTCGCCGCGCCAGCTCATCAGCTCGTCTTTCGACATCAGCTGTAACTCGCGGCCGGCGATGGCGTACTGGCGCTCGACGCGGGTGGCGCGCCCCTCGAGGACGCACTCAACCGCCTGGAGCATGCGCACCGGCCAGGACCGGCCGTCATAAGGCGCGGTCTGCGCTGAAATGTCAGGAATGACCGCCACGTCGCCGCGATCGAGCTCGGTACGCGCCGGCTTGCCCTGACAAGTCCAGACCGGGCCGTCAGTGCCGTCGTCGGTGGTTCCGTTGAGCGTTTCCACCCAGGTCGGCGGTTCGGATCCGGACGTGCCGGGAGTGGTGCACTCCTGCAAACACTCGCCGTCGTAAACCATGTCGCCGACTTCGTAGTTCGTGGCGGCCTGCCACGCGCCGGCGCCGTCAGTGGCGAAGACGCACATCTGCCAGGCGTACACGCCGGGCGGCAACGACTCGGTCAGGGAATTGGGAACGGCAAGATCGTACTGCTGGCCATCTTCGTCGATGGTGGCAACTACATTGAGCGTCGCATTTTCGCAATTTCCTCGGAAGAAGTACTTCAGGGTATAGGCGGTCGGCGGGTACCGATGGAGGGTGATCCTCCAGCTCCAGTCGTCGCCGGCTATGAGCTGTTTTCCGAATGGCTGCCGAAATCCGCTTCCCGTCGTCATCGCGAGCGACTTTAGGGATTTCGGGGAACCGAATGCAAATTATTTTTTTTCAGCCTTTATTTATGCGGGTGGGAGGCACTTTTGGAAGTTGGGTTTTTTTGTTGTCCGGGCCGCGCTTTGCTAAAACGCGCGGCCACGAACAAGGCTCTGGCGATTCTCCGCGACCTCCTTTCCTCACCGAAAAGTTTTCAAATCCACGACGACCTTCTTCTCACGGCAGGAGGGCCTTGCGGAGGGCGTTGCGGCTCGTCACCGCCTTGTGGCCGTCCAGAAACTGGATCAGGCAGCTGTTCCGCTTGCCCCTCACCAGCAGGCGGCACATCTTCCCCTTGCGGCCCTCGCATACCGGCATCCCCAGATACCGGCTCCATCGGTACACGTACAGCTGCTCGCTCATGCAATAACTCCAGCTGATTCGGGTCCGTCCGCTCGCGCCGCTTGGCGAGCAGATCCTTGGCGCGATCGCACAAGCTGCGGTAGAGATGGTCCAGCATCACCGGCACGGGCGTGCGATCGACGAGAGAATGCAGCGCTGCCGTCGCAAGGACGCGACAATCGAGCGCCTCGTTACGCTTGCCAGGCGGCAGCACCCAGTAGCGGACCGGGTAGCCGTGCTTATTCTTGCGCTCGATCTTCTCGGCTGTGAGCTGGTCGAAGTACTCCGGCGACTCATTCAGGTTCTTCGCCCGCGAAAAGTGCATGTAGCCAGGCCCAGGCGACGGCACCCGGATCCTGGAATAGATCAGCTCCTTCACCACATCGACCGAGACGGGATACAGCTTCACGCGCGCCTGGTTATTGCGATTCCACTTCATCACCGGTGGCCGGTTGAAACCCGACATCCCCTTCGAGGCGAAGACGCGGCGATCGCCACGCGTCTTGGTGAAGGCGTAGACATTGGCGGCGCGGAATCCGGAGTCGACGAAGACGGCGGCGATCTCGAGTGACAGATCATCGGGCGCCAGCGAGTGCCACCAGCGTCCGACCAGGTATTCATCCAGCTTCTGCCAGACGTCCGGCGCCCCTGTATCGCCGTCGAAGCGGGCGAAATCGATCGACCAGCTTTCCTCGCCGCGGCCCCAGCCGACCAGCTCGACCTCAAGGCGATCGGCCTGGACGTCGACGCCGGCGGTAAGCACGGCAACGCCCCGAGGCAATATGTGAGGCTCGTAGTCCTCGACGCGCTTTCTCAGATCGTCGACATCGATCTGCTCGTCGCGGATCTCATAGGGCTCAGCGAGCGACAGATTGACGAAGGTCTTGAGCATCTCCGGGTTTTCGCGATGGGCGGTCGCCGAGAGAAAGGCGGTCGCCATCTCCGCCCAGGTCACAAACGGCGAATAGAGCTCGTTAATCCAGAAGCCAGCAATCTTGAGGACCTCCGGCCGCTCCGGCCGCCACTCGCCATGCTCGAGCATCCACGGCTTGTCGAACTCGGTGAGAGCCGCACCGCAATGCTCACAGGGATAGACCGTCGTCTCCGGCGCTGGCGGTTTGTCCCAGATGAGCCGCTTGAACTGCAGAACCTGAAAGCCGTCATCATGGCCGGCAGCCTGGGAGCAGTGCGGGCACGGCACCCAGTACTTACGGCGATCGCTGGCATCATAGGCGGCATCGATGCGGGAGGCACCCTTGAGGGTGGTCGTCGAGCTCAGGATGCGCAGCCGGTTCCAGAAGGTGGTCGACCGCTTGGCCACCAGCATGATCGGATCGCCCTCAGGGCCAGCGCTGGCGTTGTAGGCGTCGACTTCGTCGGCGATCAGGATCCGCGCGCGGCGCCGGCGCAGCGTGCCGGGAGAGTTGGCACCGATCACGGCCAGCCATCCGCCGGGAAATTTCTTGAACAGGGTGGAGTTCGACGACTTGCGACCGCCCTCGGCCGTCAGATCGCAGAGCGTTGTGGTGTCGCGCAGCATCGGCTGCAGGGTGTCGATGCTCCAGCTCTTGGCGACCTCGAGCGTCGGCCACATCCAGATGATCGGCGACGGGTCCTCCTGCATGAAGTAGCCGAGGATGTTCTCCAGGCAGAGCGACTTGCCGATCTGCGCCGAGGTGAAGTAGACGATCTCTTCCACGCCGGGCAAGTTGACCGCGTTCTGCATACCACGTTGGTACGGCGCGCGCGCCGTGCGATAGCGCCCCGGCTCGGCTGAGGATTCCGTCGAGAGTACACGACACCGCTCCGCCCACTGTGACACCGAGGAAGGCGGCGGCGGCTTGAGGACCGCCGCGGCGTCCTGGAAGACGGCCAGGACGCGCGGCGAGAGCGAAAGTGCAGACGTTTGCAGGGCCATGGAGCGCTACGCCTCGCGGCTAAAATACCCGGAGAGCAGCACGGCCCGCGCATCCGGCGGCAGATTGGCAAAGAGTTCCGCGAGACGCGACTCGTGAACAGCCACGGCAACGACCTCGCCCGCCGGCGCAGCGCCCCGTTTCGCCCCCCCCCTGCGCAACACCCGCATCCCCGTCGACAGGATCTTCGGCTTGACTGCGGCAACGCCGCGACGGGCGCCTTTCGGCACGTAAAAATGCTTTGTGCAGCGGCCACTCTGATTGGCTGAGCCGAGCTGCTTGTCGCAGCCCTCGACCGAGCAGGTCCTCTTGACGGTTTCCAGCATGATTGGCTTCTCCTTTTTGGCTGACTTTAGTTCGCTCACCCGTACAGGCGACGGGCGAACAGCTGCTTTTGCGACCCGATCACGCGGGCAGGCGACGCCATCTTCACAGAAGATGCATTCGTCGCTTCCCTCGCGAGCTTCACACTGATGTCCGGCACCCAGACATGGCTTGCAGTAGCCCACAGGACACTCCTCTTTTTCAATTGGCGCGTCCACGCGGAGGCGTGAGCGCGGCAACGATTCGACGCCGAATCTCGGCCAGCGTCTTCGCCAGGTCCTCGGTGTCGATCTCCAGCTTGAGCGTTTTTTGCGCCTGCAGATCGAGGCCGATCGCGATGATGCCGGCCAGCTCGTCGGCCGAGAGGTGCTCGCAGCCAGGGCGAAGCGTGAGGATGTACTTCTCCTCGACCCGCGACAGAATCTCGGCGGTGACCTTCTCCAGCTGGCTAGCCATGCGACCTCCCAGCGGCCGCAACCTCGGCGGCGGCCTTCTCCTGGCGCAGGACCTCGAGTTCGTTCTCCATGGCATCGCGCAGGACCCGGCGCTCGCGCATCACGGTGCGCAGCGCAACTCCGAGATCCGGGGCAGCTTCGCCGACGGCACGGGGCGCGCACGCGCGCAGCGATTCCAGGTCGGACTCGTCGGAGGTGAGATACCACATGGCCGAGCCCAGCTTCGCCACGGCGCGGGTGTTGTCATCGATGCGGCGAAACAGCAGGTAGCAGCGCTGCCGGGTCGTCATCTGGTCCCAGCGCTTGCTCATGCCAGCCCCGCTTTGAGCACGCCGAGGATCGAGTCTTCGACGGTGATGCCCCACTTGTCGAGGAGACTTTCAGGAACGTAGCGATGACTGGCATGCTTGCGGGCGAAACGCCGCAAGGCTTCGGACTTTTCCCACTCGCCCTCCGGGATATTGAGCCGCGCGGCGAGCTTCTCGAACTCGGTCAACTCCACGGCGGCAGCCTGGACAGCGGAAGGCGGCATTGGCTGGCCGTAAGTTGTGTCCCGCTTAGAACCGCGGCGCAGCTGCGCACGCCCCTTCGCGGGGTTGATGACGATCTGCGACTCCGGCCTCGGCTGGCGCGGCAGGCGCGATCGCCGGAGCGCCATGGAGAAGGTGAGGGGACGAAGCGGGGTGTCACCCATGGACGGTTTCTCCTTCGACAATAGTTGGGATAACGGGCACCGTTGGCGCAATCTCGCCGACGTAAGGGGGTGCGAGACCGGCTAAATCCTCTGGAGCCGCGTCAAACCGAACCCGGTCGCCCGTACCCAGCGGATCGGCGGCCAGCTCACCCAGCACGAGATCGATTTCGCGCAGCAGCAGCCGTTCGACTTCCGCCGGCGACGTGGCGCGGTGCAGCAGCGGCGCCAGCGATCGCGCCAGGCGCCGGAAGCTGGCGCGAAAGTTCGCGTTCTTGCGACGCTCGGCCTCGAGCACGTCCGCCGCCGGGACCAGCTCGCCGAGTTCGCGCTTGTACGTCAGCTCGGCCAGCTTGGCTTGAAAGCTTTCGCGATCGGCGCGCGCGGCATAGAGTTTCCCCGTCGAGGAGGGTTTCTTCTGCGCCCTGGACTTTGGCTTGGATGAGGCGCGGCGCCCAATTACGCGCCCCTCCCGTTTCCAGTCGCGCAGCGCCGCGTCCGCTTGGCGCGCATCGATGCGGTTGCCGACTTTCTTGATCTTGCCCTGGCGCACCAGCTTGCTGATGTACTGCGGGGTGCAGCGCTTGCGCTTCGCGTATTCCTTCTGCGTCAGCAGCGTCGAGCGCGCCATTTAGCGGGCCCTCCGCCGCCGTGCAGACGTTTTCACGCGCTCCTTCAGCTCACGCCGGCGCTGGAGATACTCGGGGTCCTTGCAGGTGAAGCGATGCGGCTGCAACTGCGGTTCATCCAGCGCCAGCAGGCTGCGATCGGGACGACGGACCAGCAGAATCGGCTGCAGGCAGCTCGGCGCAGCGCACTGGACGCGATCTTTGAACTTGTAGCCGGCCGCGAGCAGCTCGTCGAGGGTTCGGAAGGTCAACTCTCCCGCTCGTGAACGGAATAGGCGGGAACGGTCCTTGTGCACGAGGAGATGGCGCAGCCAGCAGCGCATAATCCCGACAAATCCGGGCGAATTCAGCCCGCGGCCGAGATCCCAACGCGCATGCAGCGGCAACGCCGCCCAATCCGTGTTGCAAAACGCCCGGCTGGTGAGTTTGGGACGTCCGCAGACCGCGCAAACATCGCTGACGGCCGCAGCCAGCAGCTCGGCGTCACTCATCGCCTCCGGATTGTGCACTGTTTGCGACATCAACAATCAACCCAAAAACAACCCATTTTTCCAGCAGTTCGCTAGTGCGACACCCCGCCTCGCGCGTTACCGGCGGCCGGGGTGGTCGGGGAAGTACCTTGGCGGCGCGCGCGCAAGGCCATCTCCCGGTATCCGAGACCCAAAGCCTCGAGCGCCATTGCCGAAGCATTCCGGTCAGCCGCTCGCAGGGCCGCGACCAGGTCGAGAAACTCCGCGCCGCTCAGCGGCCCTTTGGCGGCAGCACAGCGCGCGCACGACACTCGCAGGTTTGCGAGCCTCACGACAGTGCTGGGAGCGTCCCTGCCGCTGTGCGGGACGTTTTCGACGACCCCAAAATCTTCGACACCGAACAGCTCGCCGCAGTACTCACAAGCCCAATTCATCGCGCTGATCACGAGAATCGTCAGCCGCGCCCAACAGAAGTCCATGCCCACGCGAGAATGCGCGGCCTGGTTCTGCAGTCGGTGAAAGTGCGCCTGCACTCTCGTCTTCAGGAGGGAATGCATTGCCCGTTCGCGGTCAGATCCCAGCGTGAACCGAACGCCTGCATACCCTCGCCACAGCAAACGCTCACGAGCAAGTGTTCCGTCGTCACTGCGCATCGTTGTTGTCATCCTTCCGGTGTTGCGTACAACCGTCACCACTCCGCATCCGGCGCGACGCCGAGTTCGCGCCTTCGAAACAGCTCGCCACCGCCGCCACTAGAAACATCGCCGGGTATTTAATGCCCGGCTTACGCTCACTGACCCAGCCGCCAGTGCTGTAGTTTTCCCGCCGAATCAGAAGCGATGGGCCTTTCTCATTGAGGAAATGCATGATCTCTTCCGTCGTTACTGCCGCGTCGTTCTCGATACACCGCTCGATCAGCCGATTCAGCACAAGATCGTCGACGCTCACCGCTTGCTGCCTTCCGTTGTCGATCCCGAGCCAACCTTCCATCACTTCGCGCAGCTGCTCGCGGTTGATCTCCGGCTTCTGGGTCTTCACGTTTTCCACAGGAAGTCGGCAGTCGTCGTCGTCGTTTAGTTCATAGTTCGTTTTAGTTCCAGTTCTTTCCTTATTGCGCGAACGCGGGTGACCCCCTTCTGACCCCCTTTTCGGGTCCAAATGACCCCCTTCTGACCCCCTTTCTGCGACAGAAAAAAGGGGGTCAATTTGACCCCCTTCCCGATCTGACACTCGCTCGCCCGACAGCAGACGCGCCAGTAGCTCGGGCTCGTCCAAAGCCAGAAAGCGATAGAGGGTGAACTGGCCACGTCCCTGGTTCTCGGGGCGAATGCGCCGGACGAACAGGTGACGCTCGAACGACCTCAACGCGCGCTTCACGGTAGGCACCGAGCAGCACGCGGCCGCCGCGATCGTGTCGCGGTTCGGGTAGGTGACGCGCGTCGACGGGTTGTGATGGTGCGCAAGCACGAACGCCACGGCCTTATCGGTCGTATCCAGAGGCACGCCGTCGGGAAACTCCCGCAGCTCCATGACGTAATTCATCGCCGCCAGACTCACCTTTTGACCGCCTCCAGTTGTGTGCCAACCGACCAAAGCACAATTACTGCGGTTTACCAACTCGCAACGCCAAACGGCAAAATTTTTTACGCTGGCGAAGGCGGCGTCTCAGCGCCGGTCGCCGGCGGGGGAACTTGACCATCCGGAATTGGCAGGATCGGACCAAACTCGCGCTCCAGCTGCTCACGCGCGTGCTGCATCGCGGGCTTATGCTCGGGGAAGCGGATCTCCATCTGCTTCGTGAGAGCCTCCGCGATCGGCACGATGTCCTGCTTCCACAGGCCATAGCGCTGGATCTCCTCGGCGAAGCCTTCCCAATCGTGCGGGATGCTCACGGGCTCGCCATCTTCGACGAAGGCGTGCTTGAGCTCGTGAAAAACAAGAGCCTCAATCTGCCAGTTCGTCATTCCCTGGCAATTGTTGGCCGCGAGCCAGACCACGAAGTAAAACCGGGAGAAGTAGGCCAGCAGCCCCGATGGCCGCTGACACTTACCGAGCAGCTTGCGAGGCTTTTCCGTGGCCTTACGCTTCCACAGGAACGCTATCGGAATATCGCGCAGGCTCTCAAAACAGAGCCGCTGCTCGATCAGCGCCTCGCCGATCTTCTGCAGCCCTGGCGATTCCACGTACTCGTCTTCTCCGAACTCGTCGTCCTTCGGAGTTACGAACTCCGCGTTTGGATCGCCGCCGAGTATCAAGACTTTCTTGGTGGCCTTTGTCGCCATGTACCCTCCCATTAGCGAGCTGTCCTCACAGCCCGCTTGAATGCGTCGGCGAAATTCGCGCCGAAGGTTTCATGCACCACTTGGATCACAGCATCCTCGAAGCCGTATCGCTGGTCGATGCGGGCGCGCGGCACAAGCGCATACATCGGCACGATGTCACCGGAGCTCGAAGCACCACGAGCGCCGCGCCGGTTCTTGTGCGGTCCATGGGCTCTCTTGGAAGGAACACCGTAGAGAATGTTGCCCTGGATGAACCCGCCGCGAGCCATTACCGCGGCCGGACGGTTTTGCGGCGAGATCAGCGAGCTTTCCGACGGCCGTGCAGCCGAAAGCGGCACAGCCAGCTTGCTGCCAAACGGGATCTTTATGCCGCCCGTCTCTTGCAGCACCATGGCGCGGTAAGTGTCGCGAACCTCGGCAGCCAGCTCGGTTTTCGTGGCCGACTTCACACGGATGTTGTTCTTCATCCATGCTGCGCGCCGAAGAATGAACTTGGTCGGCAGAACGTCGGAGCGGATTTTTCCCTGGCCGGCCTGCGCCGTCTTGGTCAGCGCCATCGCAGTCGCGAATGGAACCTGGTCGGAGGCGATCGAGCGCAGCTCGGCCTGCACTTCCTTGAGGTTCTCGATTCGCACTGTTACCAGCGGCACTTTCTATTTCTCTCCGAAGCGGTCGTTTAGCAGCCCAACAATGGCGTCGGCGATCTGGAGCGCTTCGTCCTTCTTCTCGACGACGGCGAAGACCAAAACCTCGTTGGGCTGGTCCGCCCTTTTCCGCATGATCGGAACGCCCAACACACTCGACCACGAACCGCGATAGAATTCCGTCTTCAATTTCTACGTCCTCCACATCCGCACTCGCGGATTCGGCTGCTCGAAATGTATCGGCTTTAGCTCCAGCGCGCCGGCAAGCATGATCCACGTGCTGCAGATCGCCAGCACCATGAACAGCGCCACCCAAAACGCGAAAAGCATCTCGCTATCCACGACCCGGTATCTCATTGGAGAGCCCATGTATAAGGCGGCGCGCAGCTCGAATTGCCGGTCGCGGTGAGCTGCTGGCTGTACGGCTGCCCAGGTGAGCCGGGCGGCAGAGTCGTCGGGCTCACGGTGATCTGGCAAACCGGAGGGCCGGAGGGCGCCACGTCGACCCACGACAACGACGTGCCCTCGTACTGCGACGTGCTGTAGCCAGCGATCACCATGGCGACGCGAAGCGTCATGTCGGCTGGCATCGTCACCGTGTACGGCCCGAGGATGCATGGCTTGTATGCGCCGCCGCAATATGTCCAGGCGTCGATCGGGCCCGCCAGCAGCGTCGGAGCGTGCGCGGCATCGCCGCCGGCGTAGAGGTTGAACACGTTTTGTCCTGGGCCTGTCGTGTTGTAACCAGCCTCGATGCCGATGCGGAGCTGCACAACCGGCCAGTTGACGTGCAGGTTGAACCGCTGATCGTTAACGATGCTGGTCGACGTACCGAAAAGATCGCCGTCGGTGACGCCGTTCCAGCCGGAGCAGTTCGCTCGGAAGGTTCCGAAATTCTGGGCGTAGCTGACGCCCATGCGAAACTTGCAGTCCGCTTGCCAGTTGCGTTGGCAATAGGTGCTCGAGATGGGTCCCCAGAAATTGAGCTTGGCTCCGGCCAGTGTGTCGTTCGCCGCCGTGACGTATGGGTTGCCGTTCTGGCCAGGGCAGCTGGTGAAGTTCTGGTCCTGCGCCCCGATCCACACGCCAACGCGCTGCGGGCTGGAATCGGTCGGCAGAAAAGCCGTCTGGATGTGCCCGCACGGCGCGATCGAGCAAGGCAGGTTCTTGTCCGACACCTGGATTTGCGTGTCGACTGGAGCCGTGATCGCGCTCGTCACCGTCACCTGCCCGCTGTTCGAGTCCACAGTCACGCCGGTGATCGGAGTCTGGAGCGTGTACTGCAGCACCGGATTCGCGTTACCGCTCTCCCAGCAGGGCGGTGCCGGGACGCTGTTGCCAGCGAAGCCTGCGACCGACATCTGCGTTTCGGCGCAATCGATCGCCGGGCCGATCAGCTGGACGTCGGCGCAGGTCGAGCCGTAGCAGACGCTCACCCGGTTATGGTTCGTCGAGCCGTCAGCGGTGCCTTTCGGCGTCACCTGCCACGGCAGCACTAGCGCGTTGCGCGGGTCGATAATCTCGTAGCAGGCCGTCGAGCTGGAGCGCGCCCCTCCGCCTTGCGGATTTGGGCACTGGAAGTGCGTCGACATCGCCGAGCCGGTACCGTAGGCGTCGTGCACCTGGTCATCGTCGTTCCAGGTGTTGAGCGCGTCAGCGTTGTTCGAATCGCTGTCAGGGTAAGCACCGTCGGTGATGCGCTTGCCGTATTCCTGGTCCTGATGGCAGGTCGCCTTATTGAGCGCGCAGGTCATCGACTGGTCGGTGCAGATATCGGTGTCGCAGTCGAGGCCGCCTTCGGCCTTCGTCTTAGCCAGCAGCAGCGTGCCATACGGCATCCAGGAATGATTGAAGGTGCAGCCGGCCGGAAGCGGACCGAAGCCGGTGGTATCGATCTGGCCGGCCACAACCTGCAGCGTCGCCCCGCCGCTGTCGACCGCAGTTGTCTGAAGATGCATGCCATTAAGCGCAGCCCACGGACCCGCCGGGCACTGCGAGATCGTCACCCACAGCGGCATGCCTGCCGTGCACGGTTCGTAATTCTGCGACCCGTATGGGTTGCCCATACACGGCGCTTCGTTGTTGTTGAAGTTGACGCTGGTCGTAATCGTCGGCGTCGGCGAGTTCGTGAAACCGGTGATGGGATAAAACGGGTGCTCGTAGGTCACCTGGTCGCCGGTCACCGCCGGTGGCTCGTTCTCGGGCGCGATCGTCAGATTGCTGTAGGTCGTCGTCGAGGCGTAAGGCGCTGCCGTGATGCAGTTGCAGACCGGATCGATCACGTTGTTGATCACGCGGTCGTAGGCTAGCAGCGTGTTGTACTGGATCATCTGCGTGCCGGCGGCGTTCGGTCCGCCGAGCAGCGCATTGCTGTAGCCCCAATATTTACCGCCTGACTGCGAATTGTCCTGCTGGCCGTCGGGTCCGCCGGTGCCTTCGTTAACGGCGGTCACGACTAAGCTGTGGAGCGTCGAGCCGGAGCAATTGACCGGGATGGTAAGCTGGCCGGCGCCGGCGTTCAGCGCGGGCTGGAGCGTCACCGTGGCGAATTGCGCGCTGTTGATCTGCGTGCAGTCAGTTGAGTTCCAGCCCCACACCCAGATTTTCGGAGCGAGCAGCTGACGCGTGTCGGTCTGGAAATTGCAGGTAACGGGATTGCCAGGCGTGCAGGTGATCTGCTGGAAGTCGACGAATCGCTTGTAGACCCAATCGCATTCGTTGTTCATTGGATCGCAGGTGCCGTCATGGTTGTCGAACGACAATCCGCTGGGCTCGATCACGACCGGCATCTGAATGCCTTGCTGCATCTCCCAGAACGGCTGGGCTGGTATCAGATACGGGATATCGTTCTGGTTCCAGCCGCCCTCGTAGAAATGCTCCACCTGCGTCGCGAGATTCTCGCCGGCGTTGGCGACTTCAACCGGCGAGCCGATAGAGTTGGTGTGCCAGATGATCGTGCTCGATATGCCCATGGCGCGCGCCATCCATGGGCCATTCATCGCGTGAATCTGAATTTTCCCCTGAGTGAGCCAGAGTCGCGCCGGCAGCGTCCAGAGCGAGTTGCGCGGCACGGCTTGGCCGCCGCGCACCACCAGCAGCGGGTTCACAGCCGGACCGGTAAACGATCCACTCGCGGTCAGCGTGCCACAACTCGGCTGGTCGTAGCAGTTCAGCGTGAACGTCTGACCGCTCGTGCACTCGGCCGAGGGCTGAAATGTCACCGTCTGCCCGGCCTTCACCCCGCCGCCCGGCACCTGGTTGAGCGTGCAGGCCGGAGCGCCGGCGGCCTGAATTGGCGCTGGTGCTGGCTTGCGCAGCGGGTGCGGATGGTAGGCCTGCTGGCACCCGGCACTGACGCCGCCCGGCTGCGACGGATCCGGTCGACAGGGCGCGCCATGGTCGGGACCTTGAGCCAGCGCGCCGAGGGATAACAGTAGGACTGCAATTGCGAAACGCATGATCGATCGCTCCACTGCAACGGCTTTTAGCTCGCTGCCAGGCGAAACAACCCGCTAAAAGCCGTGCCTGCGTCGGACGTTTAGTGACTCGGTGCGGCGATCAGTTGAACCTTCACGCCTTCCGGGGGCACGACGATCGTGTTCGGGTCGCTGCTGTTGGTACTGGGTACTGTCTTAATTTGCGTGTTGCTGTTGTGAGCGTTTGGCACTCAATATGCCTTTCTCGGCACGGTGCCCAGAAACCTCCCGGTGTTTCTTCTGAGCGTTCGTTTCTTTAGCCGCAGTTTCTTCAGCACTTTTCGCTTCAGCATGTGCCCGACGCCTCCCCAGGAATTGGAACCTCGTTTTCAGCGTTCCGCCGGAACCCTTCCCTCGCTTGCTCCAGCTCTTTGACCCTTTTCTTGGCCTCCTTAATCTTGACCGAGGCGTCTTCTGCAATATTTAACCAAAACTGTTTTCTGGTTAACTTTTTACTTGACTCATTTTTAGTCATAGGTTAAATTCACGCTATTTAAGACACGACCCTGCTGTTCACCGGCTTGCCCGGTACCGCTGCTAACGGCGTAGCGCCGCCGGACGGCGTGCTCGCCAGGGAGAACGTGAAATTGCTGCCGCAGCCTCCCGTCCCGGTCGCGGTCAGCTGCTGGCTGTACGGCTTGCCGACCACTCCGCCGCCGAGCGTCGTCGGCGTAATCGTGATCACGCAGTTGGCGCCGATGGTCAGCGTGATCGGGGTAACGGGAGACTTGTTGCCCAGCGAGTCAGTGGCGTACACCGAGAACACCCAGGTCCCGATGTCGTTCGCCGAAATATTGTTGCTGTTGCAGGCCCCGGCGGATCCCACGCAGACCTGGCCGGCGGCGGTCAGCGTGAAGTCGGAGGGGAGGCCCTGGTTCTGGGCCGGAGTGGCGGAAAAGGTTTGAGCAAGAACTGCGGCGGAAAGCAGCAGGCCCAGGACAAAAACAAATAGCGTGCGTTTCACAAAGCCTCCGGTTTCTTTAGCGCAAAATGCGCGTCAAGTGACTCTTGGCGTTGGGCTGGCCGTTCCGGCCAGCCCAACGCGAAAGTTTTCCACAGGCCAGGTTACCCGTACCCGGACCCGTACCCGTACCCGGACCCGTCCCCGTACCCGTCCCCGGACCCGTACCCGTACCCGGACCCGTACCCGTCCCCGTACCCGTCCCCGGACCCGTACCCGTACCCGGACCCGTACCCGTCCCCGTACCCGTCCCCGGACCCGTACC